TTTGTTTATTAACGTAATATTGTAAAAACATCAGGTGGTTCACTTCCTGGTGGTGAATTTACTAGCCAAAACAACTGTTCGGTGGTCGGGGGCTTGCATTTGGGGTTACTTGTTAATCCCATTAGCTTAAACATCTTCTTGAATTTATCATTCCATTCGATCTCTCCTCCTTCACAGGCGAATCTTGTTTCTGGTGATAGCTTCTTCCAACATTTATTGAGAAATATCGTGACAACTTGATTACTAAAGCAATTCTCGTACATTAAAGCTACGATTCTTTGAGCTGTATCAAATTCACTGAGTTCTGGTTTCTCTGGATAGAGTGCTGACAGTACCAAAGCGGCTGTTTTCCTCTTTGCTGTTCCATCATTAACGAATCTACCTAGAAATTCTGCTTTCTTGATATCATTCGTTTGATAACACTTATCTGGTCTAAGAGTAATTCCAAAGGCTTCGAGACAAACTCGTTGCCAATGTTCAAAATCAACACTTGACTTACCTGGCATAACCATAATACTATCGTCACCTAAGACAGAATAGAATATTGGAAAATCTCCAGTACATACTTTAGACACGTAATTTACGATAAGTGCAGTACAAATATCTTCATAACGTTGAAATACAACAGATCCGGTATCAACACCAGTCTCCTTCTCCCAAACATATCCGTCTGGCATTAGGAATTTAGTATTAATAACTTCTCTAAGCAATCTCCTAGCCAACCTTTTGGACCTTTCCTCTTGTGGGTGTCCTCTGTATTGATAGCGAGTAAAATCTATCTGATCCTCAATTATTTTATGAGCGGTTCTAATTAACCATGGTGGTAATGAAGTATCATAGGCTGAAAAATCAGTCCCAACGATAGTAGACCCTGAATTAGCTCCAGCGTCCCACAAATCTTTATGCAATTTGCTCCATCCCTGATGATAGATAGTGTATTTGTAAGCATTGGGGGTAGTACCCACAGTGCGCATCTTGTTTATCCAATTCCCGAATACTGAATGTTCCATCAATAGTCGTTCAAAAGGACAACACCAGACACCACGTAATTTCTTCTTACCAGTACGTTGACTGATTTGAGACCTGGTATATATCATAGCAGGGGGGAAAGAATACGGTTTTTGTTCTTTTATATAATGAGCAGCTTTTCTAGCTTCAAACCTAGCCTGTTCTAAACATTCACGTTTATCAGAATACTGATAAACCCATGGATAGCCTGGACTTGTATTTAATGTTAAATCCGTTTCGCGGATATCATTTAAATGTGTCATAGGGACTTTCTCTCCGATATTAAAATCACGAGTTACTTTTTCTAAAGTTTCATTCCAAATACGATCATCTCGTTTGAAATCCATCTTTGGTCTTTCATAATTAGAAATCATGTTGTAGAGTGTTGATAGTTTTCTAGCGGGTCTTGTGAACTGTTTCAGTCCATCAATTATATCATCAGAAGTGCCGAATGTTGTTTTACAAGCATCCCACACGACCTTTGAATAAGGTATAGGACGAGCATCCATCCTAAAACCCTTGATCTTGGAAATAAAATTTAAAGTCGGC